AGCCAGTTCCTTAAAAATCTCTCTGAGTAAGGTAATTTACTTATATATTTACTAAAAATCCTAAACCTTCTATCTTCTAAACTCTCATTACTTTTAGGAGTTATAGACATTATCTTTTCCCATCTTTTTATACCACTTATAGTTAGGTCCTCTAAAAACTGGTCATTTGATAGGTCCTTTAATTTATCATGTAATGTTTTTATTTCTTTATTTTCTACATTAAATACTTTTATATATTCTTCTTTATCTTGTAGAATTTGTGGTAAGTAATTTATTAGATTAATCTCTTTATCCAACTACCTCACCTCTCACTACTATACTGTTACTATCTATTGTTAGATTAGATTTAACCTCATTTATCATTGTATTTGCAATGTCTAATACTCCATCAATACTAAGTAATCTAGTTTCAATTTGAGATATACGGACTATTAAGTTTTCTTCATCTTCCCAACTCATGTTAAGTTCATTTAAAATAGTCGTCTATTGCTTCTTCTGCAATTGATTTTATATTCTCCCAAGTGTAGCCATTTTTGTATGTTATCTCTGCTGATATATTTATAGTTGTACTTGTAACTCCTTCAACTGTGACTCGGTGTCCAATTGGTGCTAATCCAAGACCTTCTCCTTGGTTTTGTAGAGGATCAATTTCTTCTTGAACTAAATTAACTAAATCATCAGATGGTACTTTGAAATTAGAGTTAATTATTACTAACTTAACAGTTCCTCCACCATTCCAAACAGGATAAACCTTAACTCCTCCAACATCTTGTATTTTGTTAACTTCATCCCTATAGTTTTGTATATTCCCGCCAAAACTCTGTGAATTTAGGCTATCATAATATCTTTGTCTTAAACTATCTTCTGACTCTTCATCCTCTCCATTTATCAAGATTTCAGTTAGTTCAGCAGTTTCAAGACCATCTATATATTCAATAGGTATTAGTTTTCCTAACTCAAATATAGGTCCAGCAGTTTCACATTTCATTTTATATGTTTTTTCAGATATTCTCTCAATTGCTACATAGTTATATTCTCCTAGATTAAACCTAGAATCAAGTGGAATATCTATGTTAAAAACTCCTTTTGCAATTGTATTAGTGGCTTCAAGAGGTGTAATTCCTCTCTCTTTACATCTCTTCTCTAAATAGTAATAACTAGCAGTATCTACGAATGTTTGGTCTAGTAATTCATCCATGGCAATGTAAGTTTCTGTAAGTTCTATAGCAACAGGAGCAAGAGCATTATATATTATAGAACCTTCCCTTTTATCAAATGTATCTGGTACACTATCTAACATTCTTTTAATTATATTTTCAAAAGTCATTAACTCAAACACTAAACACTCACCACCTTCTCTGCTTTTATATTTCCATATTTACTGTGAACTGTGAACTTACAATGTACTTTACCCTTTATATTTTCAAACTCAAAATTATCTACATTTTCAACCCTATCATCTTGAGTTAGTGCTTCTTTTATTCTTCTCTCTAACTCTGGTATTACATATGAAATAGGCTCTCCAATAAGGTCGTTCAACTCGACTCCGTAATTCCAAGAGTAAATTAAATGTTGGTATCTCTCTGTGTTTAAAATTAAAAAGATGGTCTGTTTTAACGCTTCCACACCATCACAAATACCATCTACTCTAGTTTTTCTCTATATTCAATTTAAAGGTCTTACTTGGTTCTTGCCTTACATCAAAATTAATTATTGATACATCTTCAATGTCATAATCTAAATTATCGCTTGGTAACACTTCATCACATCCTATCTAAAATCAAGTATTGTTGCCCTCCTTGCATCCTAATTAAGACTAATTTATCTCCTATCTTTTTATCTGTATATCTTTTAAATGTATCTGTTTGTATTAGAAAAATTTCACCAATAGATAGTTTTTGTTCTATCTTAACTACTAATGGATTAAGACTTTCTATAGTTCCAAATGCAATCTGCATTGGGTTGCTTGTTTCTACTGCATCCATTGCAGCTTTCTTAATTATTTGCAATAATTCTTGTGACACTTTATCACCTCGCTTATATAAATCTTCTCACATGTGTATATGCTTTTCCTTTTCGATATGAATCAACTGATTGTATTTTTACTACATCACCAGTCTGTGGTGAATGAATCATTTGACCATTTCCAAGATACATCATTACGTGATTACTACTACCTCCACCAACTCTACATAATAAGTCTCCTGCTTTCCACTTACTTCTATCTTTTAAGTCTACAGCCTTTCCTGCCTTGCTTTGTGTTGCAACAGTCCGAGGAATTTTTATACCTATTTGTTTATAGCACCATTGTGTAAATCCAGAACAATCAAATGTATTAGGACCTTCTGCTCCTCGAGCATATTTACAACCTAATTTACCTTTAGCTATACTAATTAGTTTATCTGCTTTAGAGCTATTATTTGTGGATGTATTAGCATTGTTATTATTTTGAACTTGATAAGTTGTATCTTTTAAATTCTTTTCTGCTTCTTCATTACTTCCAACTCCTGTACCTGTATTATTAGGACTATAGGTACTTCCTGTTATTTGTTTATAAAATTTGCCTACTCCTGGTACCCAATCTTTATTAAGAGGACTGTCATAAAGAGGTGCATATTTATCTCTTATACTTTCTAATGTTTTCCTTCCTGTATGGATATAATTTCTTGATAAATTACTTATACCTCTTTTTATTCCTTCATCTACAGAGCCAAAAGACATTCCTTTCATTCCAAAGAAATTATTTTTATTTTTACAAAGTGAAGAACTTCCATTACCAGTTTCATGTATAGAAATAGCAGCCATTAAAGCTGCATTGACTTTGTAAGCATTAGAATATTTAACAAATATATTTCCTGTATTTGATAACTTATTTTTAAATACTTTATTTAATTTATTTATCATATCATTGTCTTCTTTACTTGTAGTACTTTGTGCAGGACCATTTTGTTTCTCATTTTTATTATTAGTATTTCCACTTGAATATGAGCTTGAAGAATAAGAAGCAAATTCATCTCCATCAACAAGAGTCAAATCCATAAAGTGACTGTTATTTTCAAAAGTATGTTTTACTTTCTCAACTAGCATATAATTTTGTAACTCAATATCTCCTAAATCTAAAAAAACAGGTACTAAACAACCTGCTCTTACTCTAATATCACCAAGTACATTTTTTAAACTTAATGACTTAGTTTTCTTATTATATAATTTTAGAAGTATATCACACTTTTGCTTTATTTCTGCTTCACTCATGTTTTTATCTACTGTATCAAACATTTGAAGTATTCCCCAACTCCTCATATGTGTAGAGTCTTGTGCAATATATACATCTCTTTTCCCTGTTTCTTCATTATCTCTCACAAGTTTAATCTTTGTGTAAGTATCACTATCTATAGAAGAATTATAGTCAAAGTCCTCAATTACATCATTATTCATAACAGTATCTAATTTCATTGATGCAACATTCTTTAATGTTAATCTTCCAAAATCATCATATAAAACATACATTTCTTTTTTCTCTCTTAGAGTATCATCTAGTGCAGTTAAGACCATATCAAAGAGTGTTTTATTTTCTTCAACTCTCGATATTTTATATTTTGTATCTTCTATGACATTGTATTTTAATTTAAAATCTTTAGCCAACATTTTTACAAGTTCACTTGCAGTTTTATTACTATATACATAAGTATCTTTATTCTTAAAATATCTTAGCTGGTCGTAAGCAACAATTTTAATGTGATTTTCTTTATCTCTTTTCTTCTGAAATATATATCCATAGAAGATACCTATTCCTTTATAATACAGCCTTACAGAATTTCCTTCGCAAAACTCTAATATATCATCCATAACTATTGTAAATTCTAACTTAGAAGGTGTTCCTCTTCTTTCTATCTCCCATGTGATACCATCAAGGACAACTGGTTCGTAGAAATCTTCCCAATGTGCAATAACTAGCCTTACATCCCTATCATTTGCCAGAACTAATTCATCAGCCAAGTTTTAACACCTGCCCTTTGTAAATTGTGTATTTAGGTACTTTTTTACCCTTGTTAGCTTTATCCATCATTGTTTTATTTAACTCATATACTTTCTTATATAATGAACCATTACCAAGTTGCTTCTGACAGATTGACCAAAGAGAATCTCCTGCCTTGACTGTGTATGTTTTACCACTTGGGGCATTGACTGAATCAACTCGTTTTGGCTCTATCTTTACATTAGGTCTACCAGTCTCATTAGTTGTTTTAGGTGTAGCAGGAACTAATTTTTTAGTTGAGTAATCTCTATATTGCTTTAACTTTATTGCAACTTTTGTATCTGAACCATTGTCTGCATCTTCTACTATGTTATATTCCTCTAATGATACTTTCATATTAGTGTTAAATAGTACTTTATTACCTAATTCCCTCGATACAATAAATTGAAATGGCTTACAATCAGTTTTTAGTAATTCTAGCTTACTTAAAAAGAATTGAACATCTTTAAAAGTCCCTCGATAAAATGGTAGTTTATTATGTGTAAATTCTGCTTCAAAACTTATTTCAGATAATCCTTCTTTTTTTAATATGTTTACTTCTCCAGTATTTATCAAATCAACTGTCTTGTTCTTGTTTGTCACTTTGACTTCAAGTTTGGGTGGTGGGATTGGTAATTGTACTCCATCTAAATAAAAATCATAAGCCATTTAAACACCTCTTTTCTAAACTATTCCTTCCGCTGATACAACCATTGCATCATTCAGTTTTTCTGTTAGTACATTTACTATTCCATCAACATCTGCCTCGCTATTTATGTTGTTTGTATTGTTCATATCAATTTTTATGTTGACTCCTGTAAATCGGTTTATTACCTCCTGTTCTGCTATGTCTCTAAGATATTTAAGGTCTTCTTGACTTTTATCCATTGTTTTAGCCATCTTTGCAGTGTTTCCCGCAGTGTCTTTTGCTCCTTTTGCTGCATCGCCCAAAGGTGAGTTTAATCCAGCTGAACCCAATCCATCACCAAGTCCGTATTTTTTATCCCATAAATCGTCTAATCTTAAGTCTTTTTTTGCTTTTTCGGCTATTTTGTTAATGTCAAAAGCATCTTTCAATTTATTTTCTAAATTTTGACCTACTTCATATCCTTTTTTGTAAGAGTCAAATGGATTTTTAATGTCCATATATGGTGCTTTCCAGTCTTGTGGTTTAATAGGCTCTTTTAATGTTTTTTGATAATCTTTATATTGTTTTACAAAAGAATCTACTTTATCTAAGCTCCCTATAGTTTTTATGTTAATCCCTGGTATCAAATTTAGTGCTTTTATAACTCCATTTATACCTCTTATTGCCAAATTCGCTGCACTTACAAAAGCATTTGCTAAAGCTGTAGCACAATTGTCAAAACTTCCTCCTACATCTCCCATGGCATTTATTACAAAGTTTTGGAATTTATAAAATAACATCTGTACATTATAGATAACAATATTAAACGAATTAACAAAGAACTCTGCAAATGCCATTACAATATTCCAAGCTCCTGCGAATACATCATAGATACAAGCTCCCAAGAAATAAAAAGCTCCAATTACTACTCCAGTTGCACTTATACTCGTTTTTGCGAAATGGTTGAATATAGCTACTCCTACAAATATTGCTACTATAACCAAAGCCACTGCTGACGCAACCATAATCATAGTCGCACATAATACAACATTGGCTCTGCTTACGCCTAATACAGCCAATTTATTAATTAATAAAAATTGTATTTCCTTAATCAACTCACCATTTAAAAGAGCTGTTACAAAACATTGTGTAAGAGTAAGTGCAGTATAAATAGTTTGAGCTATCAAAGCTGAATATATTGCAACTTTATAAGCAATAAAGGCTCCCACAACTCCCCATATTACTGGCTCTATGATATTCCAATTTTGAGCAAATATATTAGCAACATTTAGTGCTTGTGTTATTATCCACCCTAGCCCTTGAGCAATTAAACTGATTCCGACAATCATCATATTTACAAAACCTTGAAATGTTGGACTGCTCAGCAAATCAATAAACCCATTAAAGACACTATATCCAACAGCTCCCAAGACATACAACGAATCTGTTACATTAACTATGAAGGTTCGAAATCCTCCGCTTGAAACTGTATCCTCAATCTTTTTTTGTATCGCTCCAAATATCATTATTGCGTTATTCTTAATTGATGTAAAGATTTGACCTATTGTAAGTGGCATTTTTTCAAATTGAGCATTTGTTTCTGCTGATGCTGCAAGCAGAGAATTTTTTACAATATCTGCTGTCAACATTCCCTCGCTTGCCATTCCTCGAATCTTTCCTATGTCCACATCTAAATAATCCGCAATACTTTTGATGATATTAGGTGCTGACTCAAATACAGCATTTAATTCTTCCCCACGCAAAACTCCACTTCCTAATCCTTGAGTCAACTGTAAAAGTGCCGAGTTCATTTCCTCAGTACTTGCACCTGCTATTACAAATTTTTTGTTGAGTTGTTCAGCAAAACTTACTATTTCTCTAGTGCTAGAAAATGCACTTCCTGCATTCATACCTATCCTTGACACTATCTGTGCGGTATCCAAATAAGATGCACGAGACCTCTCAGCTGATTGGAAAATCATCTTATTTAAACCACTATCAGATAATTGACCATCATTTATCATCGCCAACCTCGCATTTGTACTGGTCATCTGGTCACTTAAATTTGCTAACCCTCCTATCGTCTTTAAGCCCATATAAGCTCCAGCAATCTTTTTAACACTTCCAAGTAAATTATTTGTAGAACTTGCTCCTTTATTGATATCATCATTAAACTTTCTTTGTTGTTCATCTGCTTTTCCTATGCTTTGTTCTATTCTAGTAAGAATGCTTTCTATATTATTCAAACTTTGTTGAGATGTCTGTATTCCACCTGTGTTGAGTGGATTATTCAATCTACCTTGTAGTCTTTCTAGACTATTAATTGTCGTATTAATAGATGCTGTCATATTCCTAAAAGCAGGTGTCATCCCATCGAAAATTCTAATGGATGTTTGTATTGTAGCCATTTTATCACTCTCCCTTCTTAAATTTAAGTACAAAAAAGAGTAACCAAATTGATTACTCCTTAAGTTATTTTTATTTTATCATTTCTTTTCCATCGAATACGAAAGATTTAACATCTTTACCATCACTTGTGAATATTATTTGAAACTCACTTCTCATTGTTGCACCAAGCGAATTTTGAGAATCCACATAAGATTGAACTACTATCTCCTCTTTATTTTTAGAGAACATCCACTTTGTTATATTCGGAAATTTCGCTGTACTTGGTGACTTTAGAATTGCACTAACACCATTTTGACATTGTAATTGTAATGCTGTTTTTTCATCCATTGTAAGAGTATAATCACTAACTTTAGAAACTACTCTTCCATTTTTATAAAAGTCATTGTCAGCCCATCTGACATTGTAAACTGAATTATCTTTATTCAAATACAATATTATATTTTTAGAACCACCAAATTCAATTCTATATCCTTTTTCTCCATCAAAATGTGCATTATCAAGACCACTGTCATTTGAAATTGAGTCAATTCCCTCTATTCCGCATTGCCTCATAATATCACTAATATTTTTAGCTTCCTCTTCATTAAATCCTGCTTCTTTAATTAAATTTATATCTTTTGAAATTTTTGTTTCTGGTTCTGTATTAAATTCTTCTGGATGTGTAAAAGTATAAAGAGTTAAAGATATAAGTAAAATAGCGAATAAAATGATAACTATACAACCTATAGGCATTTTTTGTTTTTCTTCTTTCTGTTCTAGAATATTACTTTTTCTATTTAGTATATTTTGTTTTTGAAAATTCTCACTGTCAAAATTCACATCTTTCTTAGTATTTTCCTTTATCTTTAGTACTGAAATTTGTTTTATTTTTTTTCCATAACATAATAATAGTATAATTACTACAATTGAAAAACAAATCAAGCTCGCTGGAATATTTTTTTGTTGAATCGCTAAAATTCCAACTATAGTAAACATAAATAAACATATATTAAAAAATAAAAATAAAATAGTTTTAGCTATTTTTTTAAAAAAATCCATAATATAATATCCCCCTAAATTATATTCTTTACCAATATTATACTATATGCGTAAAATTTTTACATTATAATCACATCCTTTCAATAAAAAAACACCTACCTGAGTAAGTGTTTTTCAGTATTTTTAATTTTAAGTCCATATAGTTAATCTAAAACACTTTTTTAAAGATAGAGCCAATCAAACGAAAAACTGAATTTACATTCCATATAGTTAATCTAAAACTAGGTAAAACTTATAAGTTTGATAAAGAGAAATTTAATTTACATTCCATATAGTTAATCTAAAACCCCAAAATAAACTTAGCATTTCCAATACCTACACATACGCATCTCTCTCAAATTTGCAGTGAACCATGAGTAGTGCAATTGATAAGATTTATCACATACCCTCAATGCCTCATATCTCAACTGTTAAACTTCAATTTATCGCAAATATCGAACACTGCAAAATCTCTACATTTTTATTATATCATAAATATATTATTTTTGAATATCTGTACCAATTTGTGGTATAATAAAAGCAAGAAGAACTACAATCTATTTGAAACTAGAGTGAAGTTCTAAAAATTAATGTTTATTTCTTTTAAACTTGATTGTAAGTTTAAAATCAAAGTCACTCTTAGTCGTGTTTGAGTGGCTTTTTACTTTTTTAAATAACTTACTAGTTAAGTAAACTATATAGCTAGCTAAAATACTTGCTAGTACACCTTGTAAAAAATTATCCATACATACTCACCTCCCTTCGAATCGTTGGGAGGATAATCTTTTGTATGAACTCCACTCTATAAATTGTAGATTACATCTTCTTGCTAAAAATATTATAACATATAATT